GTCGCAACGCATCAAAGACGCGTGGCCGATGATCCGCATGCAGCTCGGCGTGTGGGCACGAGGGTTCGTGGACTGGATCAGGCAGGTCGGGCCGCCGTTCCTGGCCGCCCTCGGCAACCTGCTGCTGAGGTTCGGCAGCTGGTTCATCGACGACGCCCTGCCCGTCATCATCGACAAGCTCGGCGAATGGGCGCAAGAATTCATTGACTGGATCGGGCCGCTAATCCCGCCGTTCCTCACCGAACTGGGCGAGCTCATCGCAGAATTTTCGAACTGGTTTGTGACTGACGGCCTAGACATGATCGTCACGAAGCTTGGCGAATGGGGTGCTGAATTCCTCGAGTGGATCGGGCCGCTGATCCCGCCGCTGCTCGAAAAGCTTGGCGAGCTGCTCATCGAAATGACGACGTGGATGGTGACAGTCGCTGCGCCAAACTTGGCAAAGGCAGCGAAACGATGGTCTGACGCTCTCACCGACTGGATCATCGATGTCGCGCCTACTGTGATGAAAGAACTGCGCGACCTGCTCATCAAAATGTCTGTCAAGCTCGGAGTTGCGGCAACAGACCTCGGCAAGCGTCTGGTTGGTGCAATTGCAGACGGCATTCGGGAAAACGGGCGCGCCATTCTTATCGCGTTGCGGAACCTGATTCCTGGCGGCAGCGCGTTGGGCAGCGTATGGAGCGCCATCTTGTCGGGCGGTATCCCGTTCAAATTCAAAGCGGCCGGCGGCCCGGTCAGCATGGGCAGCCCGTACATCGTCGGCGAGTCCGGCCCCGAGCTGTTCGTGCCGACCGGCTCAGGCACCATCATGAACAACAACCGCCTCGGCGGCATGGGCGGCGGCGACATCAACGTCACCGTGAACATGCCAGCCGGCAGCAACGGCGACGACGTCGTGCGAGCCCTTCAGGACTACGTCCGCCGGCGTGGAGCGATCCCGGTTCCGGTCGGGTCGGCCCGGTACTGATGGCACAGAACACGACATGGGCCGTCAACGTCGGCCGATACAGCGGCGCGTCGCTGTCGCTGACCGACCACGCTTCACGCACCCTCGGCCTGTCCGTCGATCAGCAATGCGACCCGGGCCAGCTCGGCACCGGCCGGGCCACTGTCACCCTCGACAATAGCGACGGCGAGCTCACGCCCGGCGGCTCAGGCACCTACGCCAACGTCGACTGGCTCGCCTCGGGCCTGTTTCTTGAGGCCACCGTCGACAGCGTCAGCGTGTCGGTGTTTCACGGCGTCATCACTGACTTTGCGATGACCGACGACGGCAACGGCAACAGCGCCGTCACCCTTACCGCCCTTGACGTGTTCCAGGTCGTCGGCCGGCAGGAATCGTTCACGTATTCGATGACAAACACGTCGACCGCTGACCAGCTGTACGACATGACATCGCCGCACCTGCTGACCAACGCCACAAAAGTGCCGACGTTGGGCTACCCGACCATGCGCACGTATTGGGAAGAACTCAACGCCTCGACCGAGAGCGTGGCGCACTACCTGCCGACCTCGGCCGGGTCCGTGGTGCTCGGCGACGTCATCAACAACAGCGTGATGCCAAACGAACAAACCGTGGCATTCCCGACGATCCTCGACGACGCCGGCACCTACGTCGCCAACGATTCGTGGGTCGGGTTCACCGTTGACGGTTTGGCACGGGCCGGCGTGTACGCCACCGGCGACGTGTTCGTGTTCACCGAGAACGACCCGATGCCGACCGGGCAGCTGCCTTTCCGGTCGCTGGTGCGTGACTTCCACATCGACCTGATTACGAACGCAGCCCGCATCACAGCGCTCGGCGGTAGCACCGAACAGACCTACAGCGACGAGGATTCGCAGGAACGCTACGGATCACGCACACGCGTGTATCAAACAACGTCATTTGATGACGCTGCGGCGCTCACAACGGCGCAGCTGTGGGTAAATCGGTACTCATACGACGAAACTTTCGACATGACAGCAGCGGCGCTGCAGGTGAGCGACAGCATGGTGCAATCCCGCAACGCTGACGTGGCGAAGTGGCGTGGCCTGCTTGACGTCACCGTCGGCTGGTGGAACACCGGCAGCGTCACCTACACCCCGACCGGCGGCAGTTCCCGCACCGACGAGGTCGTCATCGCTGGCCGCACCATCGACGCGACACCTGCCGACACCACCGTCACGCTCAAGCTACGCCCGCAATCCGTGTACCTCGCTTTCATTCTTGATGACACGGAACGCGGCGTGCTCGACACGAACAAACTAGGATGACACCGTGACCAACCCGTTCCCCTTTGTCGCAGGCGCAACCCTGACCGCAGCCGAGCTCAATCAGATCGGCGAGTCCGAAACAGACTGGACACCGACGTTTTCGAGCGGTGTAACTGTCGGCAATGGCACGCTCTCCGGCACTTATCAGCGCGTCAACGATTTTGTGGTGGTGCAAGGACAGTTCATTCTGGGCAGCACATCAGCAATTACTGGCGATGTTCGAGTCGACGATCCTGTCACAGCTTCAGACACTTATGAGCACGCCGTGTCGATTACCTGTCAGTTTGTCAACGTTTCCGCTGTCCAATTCGTCATTGGAGCAGCAAAACGCGTGTTTGGTGGCGGCATTCTGTTGCAATACGCAAAACAAGACACAACCACGCCGGCCGGCAACTCTCTCGCTGCGCTCAGCGCTACTGCGCCCTTCACCTGGGCAGTCTCCGATCGCATCGTGTGGACCGGCGTTTACCGAGTAGGAAGCTGACCCATGTTTGACTTGACAAGCGACCTCGACCCTGACGACGTGCCTGACGAGTGGTGGCTCGAACGGATGCGCCTACGCCGTGACGCCCTGCTCGCCGCTTCGGATTGGACGCAAGCCTCCGACGACCCGACCGGCAACGCAGCCGCCTGGGCCGCCTACCGGCAACAGCTCCGAGACGCGCCCGCCAACTGGACGCCCGCCCCGACGTGGACACCGCCCGAGGCACCATGATGGACCGGCTGCGAGCTCATCCTGGCCGGCTCCAGGCCGTCATCGTCGCTGCCGTGGCGCTCATCACAGCGTTCGGCGTGAACTGGTCAGCCGAACAAGTCGCATCGGTCACGGCGTTCTCAGCGACCGTGATTGCGTTGCTGCTGGAACCGCCGACCAGAACAGGACAATGACCCGCCTGGGTGGCCGGCCTCCCGCACCGCTCGTTCGGTTCGAGGAATGGTCGAAGCGTGGCCGCTGGTGGCCGACCAGCGTGCGCCAACCCGGCCCGGCCGCCGCTGTCGTCGTTCACCACACCGTCACCGCCACCTCAAGGTTCCCAGCCCAAGACGCCCAACGTGTCGAAAACGTCATCTGGGACCGCCGCTGGACCGCCCGTTTCTCGTCGCTGCCCTACTCGTACCTGCTGCACCCTGACGGCACCATCCTCGAAGGTCGCGGCGTCAAGTTCCGCAACGCCGCCAACCGAGCAACCCGGCCCGACGTCAAACTGTCGAACGGCAACACGCTCAGCGTTGCGCTGATCGGCGACTACCGAGAAGGCCGTGACGCTGTCACGCCGGCGCAGCGCCGCTCGTTCGACTGGCTCACCCGCCAGCTGTCCAACGAAAACCATCTGGGCCACTGGCGCAGCGTTGTCGCTCACGGCGCACTTTCCTACACCGAATGCCCGGCCGAAGCTCTCGCCGGCCTTCAACAAACAAACACGATCACAGACCTTGAGGACCACAAAGACATGCTGCACACCGTTGTTTCGACCACGAACGGCAAGGTTTGGGCCTGCTCGAACGGCAAAGCCCGCCCGATCAAGAACCCCGAGAACTGGCTTGCCACGTTCGACGGCCCGATCATCCGAGCCGATTTTGCCGAGCACGTCGTGCCCGACCTTTACGACGTCATCGCCTAACATGCCGACATGCAGGTTTGGGTCGCTCTCATCACCGGCGCGTTCTCTCTCGGCGGCATCGCCCTCGCCTCGTTGCTGCAACTTCGCAACCTGCGCGCCGAAAACACAGCACAACACGGCGAAAGCCGGCAACTGCTCGGCCGGCTCGACGAACGCTCAAAACTGACGCTGGACCGAGTCGACCGGGTAGCGCACCGACTCGACCACCACCTGGAGGACCACCACCGTGTCGAAGGCAGACCAGTTTCGTCAGACAATGGTGCCGAGTAGGCGGCCCAACTTCCACGCTGTCACCCGCGAGCTCGATGCCAACGACCCCGAGTTGCTCGCCGCCATCGTCGAAGCGCTCAACGACGACCACCCCAACATCGCCATGATTCAGCGCAGCCTCGAAGCTGTCGGCATCGATATGGGGTACAGCTCGGTGGTCAGGTGGCGTGAACATGTCCGCCGCTGAAGAATTTACGCGCCTCACTGCCCACCGAAATGGGCCGGACCGGCCGCCGCCCGGCTGGGAACCCGGCCACCTCATCAACCACGAGACAGGCGTCGCCGAGTTCACCGGCCTCGCTACCACCGAAGCGATCGACCCCGACGAGGCGACCATCCTGGCCGAGATGCGCCTCGACGCTGGCGAGTGGGCGATCAAGCCTGGCAGCTTGCAGGTGCGCAAGTGGCAGCAGAAAGCCGGCGGGGAGT